GACTAATCGAGAAATTGGTCTGCAGCCTGCGACCAAGAGATTTTCTCGTCATCGAGGCTATTTGTTTGCTCGATGCCGGGGTTCACATCGTTGAACACCTGGAATGCGTGCTACGCTTGGCACGCGGTTTCTACGAACAGCTCGGCGACGCCGGCTATCTCGAAGAGACTCATGGAGACATACCACGAGTTCAGTTTGAACACTTTCTCTCGACGCATCATTTTGACGATCGAGCGGATTATATCAAATATGGAAAGTGGTGGAGCTCCAATCTCCTGGCATGTCATATCGCCAGAAAGGAGAATCAAGCCAGTGAGTGCGAAAAGCCCGGAGATCCAAGTTGGGATCGATTTGCCGGACAGACGTCTTATCTTCGCAAGAAACTCTCGAACTGCCTTATTTTCACCAAAGGCAAGGTTGGCATTCAGAATTTCCGATTGCTTGCCGGTCTTCAACAGTTGAAACGGAATTTCCTTCCTGTTGATGAGAGTTTTATCATTCGCTCGCTTGTAAAGCATAAAGCAGCAATGACGCGTCCGCCTGGTAAAATGAACCGCGGGACACTCACAACGCTTACGGGTAAGGTTCTCATTTCTGAGAGACCTGAGTACCGTAGCACTGTCTTGCAGCAAGTCGCGCCTGAGAACTTCGTTCCCGCGATTGCTGCTAAGATGCGGAATGTGCTGAAAGCATTCAAACCGACTGCGCCGAAGCTTATGCAACCCTCTGGTTCTGCATGCTTCGAAACTACTCGCTCTGCGGGTGGCGCGTCGGAGGACATTAAGCGTCGTTACGCTTTGTCTGAATTTGATGCTATCTTGGAACCTTGGCGCGGAGAGCTACTCATGATGGATTACTTACCTCATCATGGCGTCAAGGAGATTCGCGGACTCGCGTTTCCAAGTATTCGAGAGGTTTGTCGTGACATTGAACTGAGGCTGTTTGCCTACAGAAGGAATCTTCCTGACGAGGATCAGGTTCCGGTGTTTCACGATATCGTTGACGATGTCGGTGCTGCCCTTCTTGCTTATAAGTGGCAGGCCGCAACTAGTCGCGACGAGATTTTCCGTAAGTACGGACTCGACCCCGAATTGCACTTTTCGAAGGATTCCGGAATTGACGATGGACCTGACAGTATTTATTGTCGCGTCGCCGCTGTGCTTGAGCCTGCAAAGGTTCGCACTGTGACAGCTGGAGAATCACGCCCGTATTGGGTATCTCGCTGTTTCCAGAAGGACATTCATTCTTTCCTTCGAAATATTCCGCAATTTTCACTATGTGGACAACCACTGGAGAAGTGGCACCTCAAGTTCCTAGATCGGCTCAGCAATGAGCATGGTCTTTATCAGGGACATTCGTATCGAGGTGAAGAGACTGTTTGGGTTTCAGGCGATTACTCAGCCGCAACCGATAAAATTGATATTCGTTTGACTGTAGCTTGTCACGAAATCAT